TAACACAACAAAAGTAGACCAAACAAAATGGAAGCCACAAAAGCTATTAGATATGGTGACGCCGAGGCTCTTCGAGCCAACGAACATCAAATTCTCTATGAAGTTGAAAACAGACTCATTGACTGCTGTACCGAACACGAAGACTACATGACATTTTGGATTGCTTGTTACAGAGACCGAGAAGTTGCCACTGAAATGTTTGAGGTCTTCATGGAGACCTGCTCAACTGCGTTTAGACTCGACAAGTATGAAGAAATCATGGAATTGTATGCGAACGCAACAATGATTGGTGCCATCTCGAACGAAAACTTCGAGATCCTTGACTACATCAAGGGGTATCTGAATAAGAGAGATATCTACGATGAGTTGTACGCCCAACACGGTGACCAGGAAGATTGGCCCGTGTCACTTTTGAAATGGTATGATGAAAACTTTTCTTAGTTTGTAATAAGTATGGTCAAGTTGGCCGACCTCGTTGATATTGCTAATAACGCGAAGACTGACGCTCAGAAGAATGCGGTCGGTGAACAAGTTAAGAAGATGTTAGGGGGAGCGAAAGCGTGTAACCCAGAGCAGCACTTATATACAAAGCTTTATACGACGCCACTCAAGATTGAGAAAGCCAAACAGCTCTATAAACTTGGGAATGGTGCGTACGGTGTTGTTTTATATGGCTGCCTCGATGATAAATGCAGAACACAAGTCGCGATCAAAATGACGGATGAACCGTCTGCTCAAATGGAATATCGCATCGCGGCAAAGTTGAAGGGTATGGGTGTGCCACGCATGTACCACTTTAAGACGTGTGGAAGCGGAGATGTACTTTATTTCGAATACATCGAGGGCGAAAGTCTCGAGAAGTGGATGAAGACAAAAGGTAAACGTACAGTCGAAGACTATCGTCAATTAATTTTAAGGCTCATGACAAACTTGAGAAACATTCATAAAAAGTATCCCGGCTTCAGACACCATGATCTTCACTGGAACAACATCCTCGTGCTCAAGGGTAACGTTCCGATAATAATAGACTTTGGTCTCGCCGTGATTGAAGGTATTGAAAATCCAGAAGTGGAGTCGGAAGAGTGGAAACAGATGGGTATTTGGCCAGGATCACCCCAAATGTACGACGCTCATTACATTTTGAATATTATTTATCGATATACAAAGTTTCGAGCTGTCCGATCGTACATAGCTGACCTGTTTGGAGCCGGATTTCTCACGAAACGCACCAAGTGGGTCGGTTCCCTTGGACGCCTTCGACCACTTTCCGCCGCCACCCAATATCTCCCAACCTACGATCAAATATTGAATCATCCATTCCTTCAAGAAAAGAAGAATGTGGTGCCCTTGCCCGTGTTCGCACCCAAGCCAAAGAAGGTCGTCGCGCCGGCAAAACCACAACCAAAGGTTGGCACCGAGAGTGCTGTTCGCCGCGCCAAGGCTGTCCTCCAAAAGGAAGCCGAAAAGAAGAAGATGCCTCCAAAGAGACCAGGTGTCGCTGCGAAGCCGAAGACACCCGCTGCTGCCAAGCCAAAGACGCCTGGTCCAAAGGTTTTCGTGAACAAAAATGGTGACCTCAAGATTGACAGGCGCAAGTGCCGACTCTATAAAAAGGAGGAACTTGCCAAGATGTTCAAATTGGATCCAAAATTGTCAAAGGATCAAATGTGTAAACTCATAAAAAATATGTGAGGGTATAGTATATACAATAATGCGTCGTCAACAATTGATAATATTTGCTCTCGTCGCCATCGCCATCTTTATTCTTTTTCGTCATACTAGAGTGACCGTCAGTGCTTCGGTTTCTAACGGGGAACAGTGGACTGTCTACGGAACCATGGGTTGTGGATGGACTCGTAAGCAGTTGGCTTACATGAAAGAGAATGGCAAGCCATTCAAATTCGTTGACTGCGAAAAGGAGGGTTGCTCAGGCATGTACGCCTTCCC